TTATACGAAGATGTTGCGGAGATGAAATTCACGAGAAGAGGAAAGGCGTTCTTGCTATCTGAGGCTGATACAAACGTGGTTTGGAAACCTGCCTTTGATGTGTGTTCTACTTGCTTTGAATTAAAACACAGAAAGTATTTTATAAAGTTTTGGGACAAGGAAATACCAGTAATGGATAGTCTTGGTAATGTAATAGACTACAAGTTCAAATCAGGCTTTGAGATAGTGGCAAGACCAAAGAGGAAGTAATATTTTATAAACAAATAAGAATAATTATGCCAAATAGTAAAAAAGATCCAAGATTGGCAAGAGTTGGAGTATCGGGCTATAACAAGCCTAAGCGTACTCCAAAGCATCCTACAAAGTCGCACGTTGTTGTTGCTAAAGAGGGTAGTAAAGTAAAGACTATCCGCTTTGGTCAGCAAGGAGCTAAAACTGCTGGTAAGCCTAAAAAGGGCGAGTCAGAGCAAATGAAAAAGAAACGTGCAGCTTTCAAGGCTCGCCATGCCAAGAATATCAAGAAAGGTAAAATGTCGGCTGCATACTGGGCTGACAAAGTAAAGTGGTAGGACAGTTATTAAAAAAAGATAGTAAATAATCAAATGATACCAGGAACAACTGTCGATTTGCCTATAGTAGAACTACTAAATGGACTACCTATTTGGGTAGCTTCGGCAGTTGTCCTTATGTGGTCAAGCAATAAGCTAATACTACCTATATTCCAAGAAGCCGTTAGGATGAGAAACAAAGAAATTGCAGAGAAAGTGTTGGAGATAGAAAAGCTAAATAAAAGGATTTCAGAACTTGAGCTATTATTAGAGCAAGAAAAGATTTTGGTGAAAACTATGTCTGACGATTACTTCAGACTAATGGGAGCATTCTCCTTGATCAGAAGTAAATTAAAGCAGATGGGCTTTGATGATATACCACTAAATGATTTCAACGATGGAGCAGGAAATGACAATAATTGAGTGGGTTAACAAGCAGATCGAAGCAATTTGCCCTGATTGTGAGGGCCTCCCAAATATAGAGGAGTTCGAGTATTAAAATACACTGTGTTTCGTGTTTGATTCGCTACCTACGGACGGCCCTCAGTTAATTCTGGGGGCTTTTTTATTTGCGTTCTAAGAGACTTTATGCTATTAGTGGGGTATTACCATTACTTTATATAGAAGTCCTCCCAGAGAGGCTTAAAATGGCTTTAAAATGGATTTTAGGGGTCATTAGTCAGGTTATATTCTGACAAAAACAAAAAAAAGGTCAGGTTTTAGCCTGACCTACTTGCAACCAACACAAGGTTAAAAAATAAAATTAGAATGATTATCTTAGCGGGAGGTATTTCTTTTCTCCCTTATCATTGTAATAAAAGAACAAGATAACTTGCTGCACGTCTTCTGTAATTTGTTTGGCAACTGCCGTAAGTCTCATTCCATCTGTAATGTCCTGAGCGTTTACTTCCTTGCCTTCGTCATCAACAAAAACGTACGTCATTCTCGGTTCTTCCAAAACCGTTGTTTGAGTGACCATCTCGGCTATTACAGTACCAAGGGGCGTAGTAGTCCTTTGTGGTTCTGTCTGAGCCGATAAGCACGTTGTAAGTGCCATTAGAATGGCTGTAATCGATGTTTTCATAATAGAATTAGTTTAAATTAATTAATTTACTCGTTTCGGATTGCACTGTATTATAACCCAAGTCCTGGTGAGTTGGTTCATTGTCTGAGTACATCACCAATAATTGGGTGTGTGCATCTTGTGGCTCAACCATGTCGATCAGTTCGATAGACATCAAGTCTATCTTTAGCCATCCGTTTTCTGAATTAATAATGTCTTTTTCCATGTTTATATATGTTTTTTGTTTCTACAAATATAATTCTTTATATGATAATAACAAAAATAAATTACACTTAAAAAGCAAACGTATTGAAGAAGAAACAAAGTATGCATTTTCATCTTAAAGTTTTGAAAAGATTCTGTTAATTTATTGTATAGACTCTTTATAGTCATACTAAATGCTTAAAAAGATTAATGATCGCAGCCATAGACACTAAAAACACATACATACACACAAACAAGACTATAGCCTCCTCTGCATCATCCTTGACTAATTCCTTATCCACCTCATCCCAATCAATATTCTTTATATCACGAATCATTGTCCTCCATCCTCCTGCAAGGGGCGACAAAGCGTTTTCATCTTCTGCGTAGTCATGTGTACCATCGTAAATACTGAATTCAGGTATTTGGGTTATGTTAGTCGTCTCTTCTTTCATTTCTGTGTTTAATTTTGCGTGAATACTTAGTCTTATCTTTATGCTCAGAGCTTGATAGTCTCCTCCTCGACCCATCAAAGGGGTTGATGCCCCTGTCAAAGCCCTGAGAATGCCTTTTATTCTTCTTCTGAGGCCTTTTCTTCATAATCCTTTAGTGCTTGCCTTGCCATCTCTCTAAGTGGCTCAGAGAGGATTAGAGCGTTGTATATTAAAGCCAAAGATTCTTGATGGGATACATCCACAGACATATTCCCACCTGAATGCATCTTTAATATAAGAAACCTTGAACACCCAAGGAGTGACTTGGAGATCTCCTTTATTCTTTTTGCTTCTGTTTTTCTATCCTTCATTTTGTGTGTTTTTTGTTTTTATAAATCCTGCCATCAATGAACAGTAGTTTGCCAAATCATTTAATGTGTCTAATACTGATTCATCGGAAACTTGCAGTTCTGCCTTGCTGACATATGTACCAAGCCTCATCATCTTATCCATCATTCGAGTAAGAAATCCCTCTTCAGTAGATATGCCCAGTGTCTCTATTGCCTTGAAATTAGCAAATGGATCACCTGAATCAGATGTGTAGTCATGATTCTTCTTGCGTGTAATAGCCATACACATAGAATAGAACTCTTCTTGAAATTTAAAAAAATCTTCTTTAGTCATTGTTGTGTGTTTTTAGTTGTCACATAAATTAGGACACCAAGGACATACCTTGTAACCCTCCAGAATCCGAGCATCTAAAGTTACGATTTCACAGTCAATCTCGTCCTCTCTAAGCTCATTCCATATGATCCTGGCATTAATAGTAGTTTCGCCACGAGATATCACCTCTATGGCCAAATTATAGCCTACTGCTTTGTACTGATTCAGGCTGCGTTCTGAATAATCATAATCAATACACTCTGCTTTAGAACAAGAGGTAAAGTTAAGTATCATTACTCCTAATGTCAAGAACATAAGTAGGTAATAAAAAGATTCAATTAATTCTTCTTTTTTCATATTTACTTATTTATTTGTTAATTAATATTTTCCTCATTCCCACACCAATCACACCACAAATGGTCGTGCCTTTCTTCCATGTCAGGGCATCCACAGTTTTTGCAGGTTGCTGATACTTTGTTATCTTTATTCATATTCTTTGTTTATGGCGTTTGTTTGGTTGTTAGGAACAACACTCATAATACTCATACTGACTCATTATTATTACCTTTCCATCAAGGAGTTCTAATTTCCATTTGTTTCTAAATGGAGTTACTGATACTACTTTACCAACAGTCTCGACATCTTTCATAACAAAAGGATTATCAGCACCGCCCCTATCTACCCATTCGGAAATGTAGCACCTATTAGGAAAGTCAATTCTTTCCTCTGTTTTGCCATTAAGATATTTTAAGGTTCTTACATAATACTTTATGTCTTTTCCGCAATATCTATCTTTTAAAAATTGTAATACTGTCATTTCATTAAATTAAAGTCAATGTCTGTTATAATGTTCGTCATTTTTTTATTGTACGAATCCCACGCTCCAAACTTTATCTCTCTGATTGTTTAAAGTATATCTTAAATATTTTGTTGATTAATTATGTGAATGCCATATTTTATTATTCCAAAAGACTACGATTAAGTCTTGTAATTTTTGGTCTGGCTTTTGATTTAATTTAAAACTGATCATTTGATTTTTAGTCAATATAAACATAATAATATATAATATCAAGTTTTTTTTAAAAAAAGCGCAGAAAATTAATCCTGCGCCCCAAAAAATAAACATAAAAACAGGAAACTATAAGTTCATAGGTAAATTAATGGCAGTCTCACCATCAATTATAACCCCACAGCCTATCGCTGGCTTCTTACCTCTCTTTGCATATGCCATAGCATATGACTTGTGATCAATGCCACACCCAACTTGCATTCCAAATATCCTGAAGTTAGCACCTACATACCATTCTGTATAACACTGAGTATGCAAATGGCCCTGAACTGTACTCATCATATCTGCCCTGCACTTCGTTCTTGCCGTACCAGCCTCTCCATGTATGTACTGAACATCATCGTAGACAACCCGATCAACAAAGTTCCATCCAGGAACGTCCAGGACATCACAGTAGTTCTTTATCCACTCCTTTGGAATCGCAGATGTCTGAGCCTTACGCATGATCATTCTGTCGTGATTACCAATGGTCACATCAGCATCAGGAAATGCCCGATACCACTTTTTAATCTTCTTCTTAGCTAATTTAAGCTCGTCTCCACCTCCCATTCCATCGGCATCGGTTTCATGGTAAGATGAATAATGGTTGTCGATTACATCGCCTATAAATACAGTCCTATTAGTCCTGTACTTCTTGCGCATCTTTTTACAATACTCAAGATATCCGTCTAAGCAGAACGGCTCATGTAGATCTCCAATTACAAGTACTTTCATTTTTTTTGTTTAACTTAAAGAATCGTATTTGTCAGCACATTTATCGCATATAAAATACGTTTTCATACCTTCTACCTTCATGTGAGCATACTGAGTCTCACTGGCATTCATTTTGCAGCCACAATCCCTGCAAGTCTTCCAACAACGCCTCCTATCTCTGGTTCTGAGAGCATAATTAGTAATCGTTAGAAAATTTTTCGAAATCTTCTGTGCCATATTTGAATTTTACTATTAAATCAGCGACATGGTCTTTCATTATATTTTTTATTTCACGACCATCTTTTTTTGAAATCTCTTTTAGCAATTCATACGAACCATCACTAATTGTGAAACTTATTTGCTTCATGATATTCTCTATTTTCGTATCTTAAATAAATTTTTCCTATATCTCCCATACGGTTCTTTGCAATCAGCAATTCCACCGTATCATCATCTATATTGCCTGAATAATAACTATCCCTATAAAGAAACATAATTATATCTGCATCCTGCTCAATGGCTCCAGATCCTCTTAAATCTGACGGCATTGGTCTTTTGTCTTCACGAAGGTCTACAGCCCGAGACAACTGAGATAACAACACCACAGGCATACAGCAATCTGACTTTGAGGCCAATTCCTTCAATGTAGACGTTATATGCCCAATTCTCAATGCATCAGACTGAAAGTTGGAAGCCGTCCTGACAAGGTGCAAGTGATCAATAATTGCCATATCAACTCCGTATTTTCTCTTGTGGAACCTGACTGAAGACGCTATATCCTCAATAGTCCTATGCTTATCAACAATATATAGCTCTAAAGAGTTCAGCCACCCTATCGTTTCTTCCAATTCTTTTAATTCTTCCTGAGAAATTCTTCCCGTCCTTATGTCCTGAGTGCTAATACCAGTCAAAATGCCTGCCAAAACATATATAAACTGCACAGGAGACATCTCCAAGGTATACACAACTACAGATTTATTTTCTTTTATTGCATTTAGGGCCATATTCAAAACAAAGGTAGTCTTACCCATTGCTGGCCTTCCTGCAATAATTATAAGGTCTGTATCCTGCCATCCTCCTGTGATAGAATTCAATTTAGCGATTCCCGTAGATATGCCCGAAACAGAATCAGAAGACATGGCCTTGTATATGCCATCTATTGCCTCCATAGAAAAGTTGGATACATGAGCCTCTTCAGAAGAACCCTCATTTAGTATCTCAGATATGTCCGAAGACAACTTCTCTATAATCACTCTCGGATCGTTGGAATCTTTTATCTCCGCAGCATATTTCATAGTGGTGGTGGTATACTGATCCTTCATCCACCTGGCAATAATCAGATTCTCATAATCATTAAATGAAGAAAGCGATGACTGACCAATGAATTCCTCCTGAAAGCGCAAAATAGATATTCTGTGATTGTCTTCTGCGTAAGAGGCCATCAATACCACATCTGCCTCTCCCTGCTCGTCTATCTGACGCTTTGCCTCCTTAAATATATCCCTGCGGTCTGACGCTGAGAAATGCTTCTCTTCGACCTTGGCTTGGTGCAATAGGTTCGGATTCTTAATCAGACAACCTATGAATGCACATTCGACAAAAGACTTGTTGATCATAGCTCCCTGTATTTAGATGGAGTTACTACGACCTTGGTTTCCGATGATTTCTCATCTTCAGGGAATATACCCGTCCAACCATTAGCTGTAGACCTATTTAAAGCCTTTTTGAGGCTCTCTAAGCCATGATCTTCAAACATTGATACCAAAACCTTAGCTGAACGCCTCGTCTTGATAGGCTTCTTTATTTCATCCCTATACTCGATCCATATTTCAAGCAATTCTCTCTTGTCTTCAGGCAGGTCATCTATTAAACCATCAAATATAGATGGAATTTGCATAGCATCCATGCCTACAAGTGAGTAGAGCCTCGTCTTGCCATCCTCCTTAATCCTTATTAAATCCGATTTCTCTAATTCCTCAATAACTTGGGAAACCCTGGCCTTAGTGCAGCCTAATATCTTTGACAGATTGGTGTAATTAAGTGTTCCATTATTTTTTTTTCTTCCGATAAGATACGATATGAGGAACTTAGCCGTTGGTGACAATCCCTCTCGATGCCATATATCTATCGAAATCCATACTCCCTTTAGTCTCATTTGTTTCCTGTTTTAGTTTTTCAAAAAAAATGTCGTCCTGCTTAATTTGACGCTCTAAGATGAGTAGTTCCATCCTCACCTCTGTTTTCTTTTCAGTTTCCGTCTTCTTAGACCAGCAGTAGGGATCGAGTACCACCAATAAAGGTGGTTCCTCGATTTCCCTCGGCCTGCCGTATGTATCAAAAATTATTTTTTTCAAAAAGGAAGATTTTCCTTATTCTCAAAAACATACTCTTTTCCAGAGCCTACATACACCACTGGTTTCTTTGCATCTCTATCCTCTTTGGATTGAGAAAGCTTAACCGCATGAGTTTTACCCCATTGGTTCTCGCCATCCTTATAAGGGACAACAACAACATTAATGTACCTGCCACCGTTCTCAGATTCGAAAATAGTGTCCTCAGGAATTTTGTTCAAATCAATACTAACTGTAATCATAATAATAAAATTTTGTTTTTTTAAAAAATGTTAAATTTAGGATACTTTAATTTCGATAGCTTCTCGGATGAAATAACACCATGGTAATAACCAACCTCAGAAGAATATATTTGACAGTGGAAAAACACTAAATCTTCTTCTTTGTGGTACGAAATAACTCCAATTGGATAACAAAACATAGTCTCATTAATACATAGTGGAACCTCAAAGCTACTTTCGTAGTCAATCATAAGGGCGTACACCATATGCGGAGTTATCGTCTTTTTTTTCGGGTTATATTCCATTTGCCCAGAGGATAATCGATTTTGCTGAGTTAAGTAATCTATTATTTTTTTTCAGAGACACAAACCTTCGCTGACCAATAGAATCAACCAAGCAGTTGTCCCTGAGGTATGCACAGCTTACGTGCTGCGCCTTCTCTTCGAGGAAACTTAATTCCCCAGGTGTATAAGCAATGGCCAATACATCGTAGCTGAACGCATCTTCTCCTGCTTCTGCAATCATCTTCTGAACTGTTTGGCTCGAACTTTGATATATTCTCCAATTGCTTTCCTTCACAACTTTTTTTCTGTTTTTCCTGCCTGCCACTTTTACTCTCCTTGTAGAATAAAACTGCTTCTTGCCTACATAAAAAAGATCAGAATCGTTGTGACTAATACAGTATATAAATCCAAATGCGCCTTTTACTGGGCATCTAAGGGCTTTACCTTTGTAAATCCACTTGCTCTCTGAATTATCCGATTGCTTGCCTGACATACAATGTGTTGTTATAAACCACTAATTCATTTGCCCAATTAAAGATGTTACTCTTTTGTTTCAACCTCGTCATATTGTGAGTTTGACAACACGCATAAAACTCTTCAGGCTCCAGGTGTGGAGCCATCATGGCCTGATCAAAAAGAATATTTCGATTAGAAATAAATAAATCAAACCTTGGCTCTATCTCATCCATTATCTCATTCTCAGTAACCACATTAATAGAACGAACCTTTGGTTCAGAAAGTTCCGAAACGACAGGAGAAAGATAATAAAAAAACGAATGCTTATCTATTCCAGTCACAAACATTTCCCAATGGGCCTGAACAACATAGCTCCTTGAAACTTTTTTTATATTTGAAAAAAAAGAAAAAATGCTTGTCGGACATTTTATATTTATCAATCTATCCTTTCCGATAAAAACATCGGGAGTAGCCCACATCGATTCCTTGTAAAAAACAGAATCCTGGGAACACAATATAGCTTCGGGGTGCATATTATCGACAATGTAATTGTATGCCTCCTCTTCAGTCTCTATCCCATGTGTAAGATGTTCATTCGTGATAGTCTTACCAAAGCCAAGGATTAATTCCTCGACCTTGGAGACTATAAGGCCACGATACGAAGAAGAATTCTCGTAGTCTTTCACAAATAATGGATATGCCTCACTGGCTCCAATACCACCCAACTTCTTTGCCTCTAATTCTCTTTTTATTGTCATTGCCCGAGCTTTTTAGCCATGACCTCAAACGCCTTCTTTAGCTTCTGAGAACTATTTATTTGAACAACATTGTCCTTCCATGCCTGGCGCAAGTCATTTATGTCAGACATAGCCTCGATAAGCCTAATCAAGTTCTCTACAGACTTGTCTGATGGCTCTGCTTTGCCCGAAGGAACTTTGCCCGAAGGAACTTTGCCCGAAGGAACTTTGCCCGAAGGAGCATTGGATTTTCCATTGGCCTTAGCATTCAGCACCTCATTAGCCGATGCTATGCTATTCTCAATCCCGACACCATACATGGCGAGGCATCTACCCACGGCACTGGTTTCACAGTTTTCAACGTGAGAAGTCTTGTTGATTCGGCTCGAAGACTTCTCTTCATATGCATGGCCCGTAGCCAATACTTCATCGTCCTGATTGAGCAGTGATGCCTTAAATAGACAAGAATCACCGTCCATGCTAATTAACTCCGTAACTATACGGAATTCAGGATGAGCTTCCCTGATGTACCTGACCCTTTCAGATACTTCAACATACTGCTTTCCATGTATGTTGATTGTTTTTAGTTCTGTACCCATATTTTAATTTTTTGTAAAAATAATTATAAAATAAATAAATTTAAATAATACTTGGATTTTTGCGATTAAGATAATTTTCTTTAGAACCCCAAATGCCCTGCAGTGTCCTGTTAACACTTTTGTATTTGCTATTATAATCGCTCATTGTTAGCGATGAGAAAAACGCCTCATCTTCCAAATAGATCTTAGGTTTCTTGTCCCTGACTACCATATCTCTTTTTTCAAAATATATGTATATAGGCTCATTAGTGCTATCATATCCACTGGGATTGCCAAACCAATATTCTCCATTCTCATCTTTAAATAACAATTCGTCTGTATTCTTTATGAATTGGCCGTTGATGGCAGTCTTAGTCTTCTTGTTGTAAAGATGTGTTTTATCTAATTTTATTAATTTCATTTTTTTATTTTTTTTAAAATTAATTATTTTTTTTTAAATAAAAAACTTTTTAAATCTTTTTTCGTAATTTTTTTTAGTTCCGTACTTTCTACTTATTTGTGTCGGAGTCGCATCATTGGTGACAGTATTATACCATCCTTCATCTTCTAAAAAGATTTTGGGTTCCTTCCTGACCTTCATGTCGCCTTTCTTGAAGATTATATGCTTTGGTTCGCCTGTTGAATCAACCCGAAGATTTTTCCCGAACCACCATTGGCCATCATCCGCCTGGAATAACATTCTGTTGGTGTGTCTGATAAACCTGCCAACTATCTTTTTTCCGCCTACATTTATTGATTCCATGTCTGTTATTTTTTTTCGATAAGGTAAATAATTGGGAAAGACTCCTCTGCATCAAATTCAGCAGTCATATAAGCCTCGAAATCCTCTTTTATGTCCTCGTAGAGCGCAGATATTTTGCTCAGAGAGGTAAGCTTCCCGAAGCCACGAAAACGTAGCTTCAGGGAGTTCTTAGTGACCTCAAGCTTAAAGTCGGGGTGTCCTTCAATTTTGCCCAGAGCGAGATTAATAATTTTCTCTCTCCGCTCCTCCCTTAATAGCTTCTGTCTCAGCTTACTCATGGCCCTCCTGATTTAGAATAACCATGGCTGCCATAGTTGGTGAATTACGAAGATGTTGAGGGTTTCTTTTTAGGACATTTAAGGTGTCTGTAACCGTCAGACCTTCTTTTTCTACCTCGGTGATCGCATGAATGTCCTCAGCTACTATCCGAGCCATTATTTCATACTTTTTGCCGTCATTTAAGGCAAATGTGAATTTGTCCGAGTAAGCAGAATAGCTTACATTTTTTAATCTCATTCCGATTGAAACGATTTCCAATGCGGGAAGACTGTTGATATCAATTGTTGTGTGTGTCATGTTTTTTTATTTTAGTTTAATAATAACATCGCTACCATATATAGTGCTGCGATAAATAATGTGGCCTCCAAGAGGAGATATAAATACTTCTTAGCCATCATAGTGCTATAGATTGAATTGTTTCAACTTTAACCGATCTCCATCCCTTCTTTTCAATGTCCCAATACTTGATAATCAAAGGATTCTCATTTGGGGCGGATTCCGTCTTGAATTCGTACTCGTAATTCCGAGGATTCAACGTGCCGATTGCATTGCGAATGCTTCCGTCTCTTTTAATGAATTGGAAGTAGGCTATGCCTGAGCGCAGTTTGCCCAATAGGGTGTCACGTGTTTTGGCCAACTTGAACGCATGGTCCAGTTTAATTGACCCATTTGAGCAACTGATGATCTCTCTTGCCTCTGCAAGGAGTGAAAGTTCTGAAGAATTTACAATAATTGTTTCCATAGTTTTTAATGTTTTAATTTTATAATATAATGCAATCTACAAATACTTTTTTATATATGCAAATCTATTTTAGTTTTTTTTTAAAATCCTGATATAGGCAGATTTTGATTCTCGTCAAAAGTCATTCCTTCCCATTCTGAATCAGGATTGGTCAACTCATGAAAGTACCGCATCAGTTGTTCTCCTATTTGATCAAGAGCTTGGTTGTCGTGATCAGAGATGTCCTCGCCATCATTGTATGCCCTGACTGTATCATTCACGCAGATGCGTCCAAGAATGCCACCTCCGAGGTAGTTCTGGTATGCAGCCATTTTTTCGTTAAAGAATCCAAATGAATCCAAAGCTATCTCAATGCCTCCACCTCGTGATGATATTTGCTTTCTCAATGTAATGTCTTCAAAATTAATTTTCTTTTTCATTTTTTTATGTTTTTTTAATTAGTTAATAGCTGATAGAAGTAATCTTGCATTCTAAGCAATAAATGTTGCTCAATCTTCAGGACTTTCCCAAACGTTATTGCACGCATAGTCATAAAGTATTTTTTCAAGGTCTTCTAAATTGCAATTGTCATTGGTGTAGCAAGACCTATCTAATACCAAATAAAATCCACCATCTTTATTGATGCTTATATTTAAGCCATCTTCATAAACCCAAGCGAACTCTCCCTCATCTGCAAAATCTGCGCCGTACTTTTCGTAATACTGTTGAGCGCTCATGATTGTTTTTTCGTTGATAAATTTTTGAAATGATTTTCTCATGTTATTAAGTTTTTTTAATGTTGTTTAATATTATTTTTTTTTTTACCAATTTCCGAATTGCTCAACGTCATCTATATACACTCTCATCAATTCACCTCTAAAACCTCCGCATTGCTTAATTGCCTTTCTGTATTTCCACTCTTCCCAATTCATATTTGTTTTTTCCTCAAAAGTTGATACTAATCTATCTTCTGACCACTTTTCCATACGGTAAGTTTGAATCTTGTTGTTTTTATTTTTCATGTTATTAAGTTTTTAATTGTTTAATACTTCAAATCTAAGGGTAATTTCAATACTGTGCAATACCCAAGAATGGTATTTTTCACATATTTTTTTTTATAATATGATCCAGGAAGATAAGCGAAGGTCTATATCCTATCAAGTTCAGGATATGGACTCTTCAATCAAGGAAGGGTCTCGTTGTTTAATCTATCAGCCAAGTGTCAACTCTGATAGGTGCATTACCACAGCAAGCTTTATGAAAAAAAAGATTAACTTGATAGTCGAGAGTTGTCACCTTCGAAGACATTGCTCCCTCTGTTTAAGCTTCACTATTAAACACCACTGCGGATTATTGCATTATTTAACATTGTCCTGACCGCTACGGACATCGCTTTTTATAGAGTGCTGTGAAAAACTCTGTAACACATATACAAATGTAGGAAAAAAATAGTTCCCAAGAAAACAAAAAAAAGAGCCACATCTTTATGCAGCTCAATTTCCCCCCTCTAACGGGAACCTAACAAACAAAAAAAAACTAATATCAATCAAAATTTTTTCTCATTTAAAAATGTCACTACTTTAACTTCTTCTGTTCGTATATAACTTGTCCAGTCCTCTTGGCTATTATATTGCATTTCTTCCCATTCTGTTTCACGGGAACAAAAAATGTGATATTCCGTAACAAAAGTGTCGTCTGTTTGTCTTAAAATAAACGACAATGTGCTTTTGTCTTCTATTATTTCAAATCTATTTTCTTTCATGTCTGTTTGTTTTTAGTTGTCAATAGAATTGCTTTCCAGCATTTCTATAATTATATCCTTATTTTTCTCTGATATGTGTAACTTAATCTCATAATAATCAACCATATCTTCTTGTGCTTCATCGAGAAGAAACCTCCACTTATCTATCATCCTAATTTCTTCTTGTAATAGTTCTAACAGTAGCGTTCTCTGTGTTTTTTTTAATTCTTTCATGTCTGTTTGTTTTTAGTTGTTAATCAATTATAATTCAAATATACAACGGCCCACAATACTACGCAATACCCAAAAGTGGTAATTATCATATATTTATTTTTTTAATGTGTGGTAAAATTGCCTTTGTTGTTTTTTGCTGATATAAAAATAAATCGGTTTTTGGGATAGGTTTTATGATTTTAATAAATATACTATAGTATCCTCTTTATCGTCTAAGTGACAACGCCTATTTTTTATTGGTTCAGGAGCATACTTATTTGCAATGTCGAAAGATATTAAATATGTATAAAATGGTTTAACTAATTTACCATCGTTTATTTGTTTTAATATAAAATATATCCTTTCAGAGAAGCATACTGAATTCAAATATATCTTATTACCATAACATAAAACGTCTATGTCTGAGTCGATCATTTTGACTAATGTAGTAATAAAAGTTATTTCTTTTTTAGTGAAGTTTTTCATAATAGTATTTTTTTTAATGTGTTAATTATTACGCCCTTATTTTTATTTTTTTCTGCTTAATACTTCAAACATAAGGGTAATTTTAATGCTACGCAATACCCAATGATGGTAAATAACACATATTTTTTTTTTTAATATGAAATATTTTTTTTTTAAATAATTTTTTTTTTAAATTTTTTTTTTTTTAAAATAATT